TATTACCATTTGCAGAAACCTTCGCACTTGCTCAAGGGAACTCGGGTACAGCTTGGGAAAATATTGCTCATTCCGGTAATACTGGTGCTTCCACCGGCCCACATTTACATTGGGAAGTTCGCCGCTCTTCTAGGTGGGGCGATACTTTGGATCCAGTTCCTTTTCTACAGGGTGCGCCTTCTGTTGTCCCTTCCCCATTAAAGGTCGATGGGAAGCTTGGCCGCCAGACTTGGAAGCGCTGGCAGGAAGAGTTAAAAGAGCAAGGTTTTTATAAGGGGATTCCGGATGGTCGCCCTGGAGTTATGACTGCGCGTGCGATCCAAGCTTGGTCGGGGGCGAAGGTCGATGGGGTTATCGGGGTTGGGACTCGGAAAGCGGTGCAGAAAAAGCTTGGGGTTAGGCCGGATGGGGCTTGGGGCCGGATTACGATTTCGGAGCTACAGCGCAAACTAAATATGGGGGTGTTGTAGTGGATAACGAAACCGCGAGCGTGAAGGTGTCAATGCGGGATATTTATTTGGAAGTGCAAAGGCAGGGGCGCTTGCTGGAGAAAATCGCCAACTCTCTTCCCGATAGTGAGAACAAGATTGATGATCATGAGCAGAGAATCCGGAAGCTCGAAATGCGGATGGGTTGGGCTGTCGGCGGTTTCGGCCTGGTCGCGGCGGTAATGCCCTGGGTGGTGTCTTTTATTACATGAGATCCAAACCTAATTGGACTATCCGCCGGAGATATATTTTTGCGGCCTTCGCTCTCGGCTGCGGAATGATTATTTCTTCTATCGTGGCGGTATGGCAGGACAGGTTAGGCGCGGGCGATTTAATCACCGGTGGGGTTGCGCTGATATCCTTAATCCTTACCAGTTATATTTTCGGGGCCGCCTGGGAAGATAAGAACAGAAAAGAGGAGAATCCAGATGGATAGATGGAAGAAATATTGGGCTTACTCGGGTGAGAGAGCCATTAAGACTGTTGCGCAGACTGCGATTGCGACCATTACCGCTTCGGGCGTTATCGGGATTTTACAAATCGATGTTGTCCAGTTGCTAAGTGTTTCGGCACTCTCTGGGCTTATGTCTTTGCTTACTTCGGTACTCCAGTACGATAAGGAGTCGAAGAGTGGCTGATTTGGATTTAGTCGAAAATTTGGATGGGTACTCTATCCCTGTGGATCCAATGGACTTGCTCCAATGCGACTCCTGCCAGTAGGATAGGACACAAGAAAGCCCCCAGCTATTCCACCAGCTGGGGGCTTTTCTTATTCGCTTAGCCAGGCATAAAGAGTTGGTCGAGTTACTCCGGTTTTCCTAGCGAGGTGCATTATCGAGTCGCCGGCCGCGTATTGGATGCGGATTTTTTCTTTCATCGCTTGTTGTACCTGGTCGAGTCGCCCGAGTTGCCAGGCGCGTGTATCTGCCAGGCTTTCCAGGCTCATTTCGGTGTAGTCATAGCGGGGTTCCATGTTTACCATTTTACACATTCCTTAAAGGTTTGGTTTAATCTTCGAGCATTTCCAGTTTGTTGATGAAAGCTTCGACATCGTGGGGGCGGATGGCGTAGCACTTCAGGGCATCCGCTAAATAGTCGAGCTCGAGATGTTGTAGCTGTGTCGTCATTTGGGTGTAGTCATAGATGCGGGTACCGAAGTTCTCTTCCGAATATCCGATGAGATCCAAGAAGAAAGCATATGGCCCTGGAAACTCATAGTTAGTAGAGATTTGATAGAGCTCGGCTATGGCGGCCATACGCTCCCCTGCTAGTTCTAATACGCTGTCGAAGTCGTCAGCTTGTGCGGTGATAGTCATTCCCAGCTCCTTCCATTAGCGATGAAAGCCTGTGCGATGTAGGTGGCTTTTACCATCTCCCGAGCGGTCGCTTCGGACCAATCTAGGAGCGCTTCGCTGTCGATTGCTTCTTGTATCTCTAGGGCTTCTTCGAAAGAAACCTTTGCGATGTTTTGGATTTCTTTAGTGTTCGCGTTCATTTTGTTTTCCCTTTCTTAATTTGCTTTGAGAAGAACAGAACCGTTGCTTACCTGTAGAAGCCCGTTCTTCATGTCGCCGCCGGATAGGATGTAATCGGTGTAGCTTCCCCAGGGGGTTTGTTCGCTAATTACCTGAATTACTTGATAGGTAATTCCCTTCACCAGCCCTTGCGCATTTGCAATTGCCGTTACTTCTTGGCCGATTTGAAATTTCGAGTTCATTTTTTCCCTTTCGTTGATCCGATGTGTCAATAGTAAAGCTCTTTACAGAAAAAAGCTAGTTCATTATGCCTTTTTTTCCAATTAGCAGTTATTCTTTTCTCAATCCGAAAGAAAGGTGGAAACGATGGGTTACTTTAAAAACCTGGAAATCGAGTTACAGGAAATCCAGAATGACGAACTCAGGCAAATTGTGGCCTGGGATAAAGCGAATAAGCACCGGCTCTCTCCAGAAGAGCGCTGGCGCATCCTCACTAACGAAGTTCTTTTAAAGAGAGCTTTAGTGCTTTGGGAAAATGAAACTATCCCGAGCCCGAAGCCTGCGAGCGAGCATTTGGCGCTTCAGGTTTCCCGCCGCGACCTACGGCAGCCGAAGAAGTCTTACCGGTGCCTTATCGGATGGACTCTTATAGGGCTCTCAGCGACCGCTGGGATGATTATTTTGGGGGTGAACATATGGTGAAGTGGTGGATAGTTCTTATCGCCGGAGCGGGCTTCCTGCTGGCTCCTGGCGTAATCGATCCATTAGCAGTAGTTAATGGATCCACACTTATCGGGCTCGGGCTTTTAGCCTGGGCGACCTACAAACTAACGAAAGGTTAAAAAATGATGGATCTCAAGATGGATGGCCGCGATATTTGCATCAAGCTTCGGGATGATGTTTGGATCCTGGAAGAAGCGGGAACTCTTTGCCTAACAAGAACACAGGCGCAAATGCTCCGGCTACACCTAAACCAGTTAGCTACGCTTCCCGAGTTCGAACTAGAGCCGGAAGATGGCTAACGCTCGGAAGGCAGGGTTCCGGCCCATATACCGTAGCTCTCTCCTGACTCGATTGCATAGTTTAGGCATTGAGTTTTGAGCGGGCAAATTCCGCAAAGGCGCTTAGCAGTCTTTATGGCAAGTTTGCGGGTTCCAGGGTCGGGGAAGTCCTCGGGAAAGAAAATCTCGGGGATATCTTGGCAGGGAACACCGCCGGCGGCCACTATCGCTTCCGAGAAAGCTTGGTAGCTGGTTTGTCGGTGGTTTGTCATACAGTAAAACTATCAAAGAAAAGGTGGAAAAAATGACTAAAGTAATTTGCTTTATCGGAGTAGTGGAAGAGATTGAGGTTCCCGAAGGGACTTCCGAGCCGAAGATAGCGGCGATGGCCAGGGAAAAAGTTATGAAGCGACTCAATGAAGGTAAGGGCTATTCCGAACACGATTTCGGTGTTGAGATAGTCGGGCCGGCTTATGAATGATCCACTAATCGATATGGAAGCTTTCCGGATTGCGAAAATCATTATTCGCGAGTGGGAAGATTCTTATTCCGATAATGGATCCATTTGGGCTCGCTCCCATGATGCTTTGGAGCAGGCTAAGAAAGCTCATTCTCCGGAGCTTATGGAGCAGGCTTATCAGATTGCGCGAGAAAGGTGGGGTTCTAATGCTAGGGCTTGAACAGTTTGTTGCTTCGAAATCGCTAAATGAGGGAATGTGGTTAGAAGCTCGAAGGAAGGGTGTGACCGCTACACAGGTGGCTAAGGCTGCTAGTGGTCCTGGTGGTTTCGCGCAGGCTCTCGAGGATTATGTGACGGATTACATGGAGCAAGATAATCCTTATATGGCTTTTGGCCGCGCCTGGGAACCTGTTATTGCTATGGATCTTAAATATTCTCACGGAATTATGCCTAACGATTGGCTTTTAGCTAACTCAGAGTTCCCGCATCATCTGGCCACTCCGGATGGGCTTTCCCTGGACCATTCTCAAATCTCGGAAATTAAAACCACTGGGAAGGACTGGGGCGAGGGAAAAATTCCAATCCAGTACCGCCGCCAGGTGCAATGGCAGTTGCATGTAACCGGTGCCGAGTTCTGTGTTTTTTCTTGGATGCTCCGCGAGGAAAGCGAAGGTGTTTTTGTTCCGGCCTGGTTCGATCCAAAAACTATTCTTATTAGGCCGGATACGAAAATGATAGAAGAGTTAGTAGATACAGCTAACAGGCTGTGGGAAGGGGTAAATAATGGCTAGCGTTTCAGAGTTTTTTAACAGTTTGCCGTTAGAAACAGTAGTGGTAATGGGTGTCTCTTTGGGTTGGGTAATTGGCAGCCTATTGCTTTACGCAATTATCGAGCTTTTTGGACTAGGGGGGTAAATAATGGCTGAAGTTGCCATGACGGTATCGGTTGATACTGATGCTTATGTTTCATTGTTACGCGCTGCCAATGAGTCTGGGATGGATCCTGGGGATTTTGTGGCTTTAATAATCAAAAACTATTTGGAGGAAAATTATGGCTCGGTTTGATATTTCGCAATACTCGACTGTTGCGGAGAGAATAGATAAGTTTTGGGAACAGTATCCAGAAGGGCGATTGCACACGGAGTTAGTGCATTTCAGTTCTGAGCAGGTAGTTATGCGCGGAGAAGTCTATTTGGATCGCGAAGATACGCGGCCGGTCACATGTGACTATGCGGAAGAGCGCATAGATTCTTCACCTGTCAATCGTGTAAGTATGGTCGAGAACTGCGCCACTTCGGTTTTGGGGAGATGCCTTGCTGACCTGGGTGGGGAGTTCACTGGATCCAAGCGCCCTTCGGCAGAAGAGATGCAGAAGGTTGCTCGGCATGAGAACCGCCAGGCGGCCAGGGATTGGCTTGCGGAAGCGAAGGAGTTGCAGGATGTGGATGCTCTCCGGTTACTATGGGCGGAAGCATCAAAATCTGGTGCTTCTCCCGAAGTATTAGGACAGGTGAAGAATCTTGCGGAACAACTCGGTGCTAATAGCGAGCCTGTCGGAGATACAGGAAGCGCTACAAAGAGCAAAAAAGGTGGGAACTGATGAGGAAGTCGCTCATTGGCAGAAATTGTTTTGCGAAAGGTTGGTGATGCTTTGTGATGCCATCGGAGATAGTCCAAGAGTTAGCAGAACTAACAGCAACTAATAAAAAAGGGGTGGAAGCGTTATATGAGGCTGAGGTTAATTTGGCTAGAACTGAATCTGATTTGGACAAAGCAGAGGCTGGGGCGTTTATATCGGGCACAGGCTCGGTTGCAGAAAGGCAGGCGGCCGCAAAGCTTGCTTGCTCGGAGCTCCGCTTTGAGAGAGATTTGGCTAAAGCACAGGTGAATCGGATTCGGACAAAGATTAAGGCTATTGAGTCGGCGATTATGGCTCAGGCGACTATGGCGAAGATGATGCAAGCGGAGATGAAACTTTAGCTTTATCGCATCTGATAAGGGTTGCTTATCTGTCACTTCGCCACCTTGTTTGGGGTTGCGCATAGGAAACTCGGCGCTGAATGACAGTGCAGAATGTCACACTTTTAATACGGTTTTGTGACAACCAACCTTTAGCAGCCTAAGTGTTGGTTGATGGGGTTGGAGCGCACACTTATAAGAACTATATTTGTGGACCTGCGGAGAATCGAACTCCGGTCCTATCTGGGTCGCTCATGGCGGTTTCCCAGCTAGTCGAATCCATCCAGGCCCATTAAAAGTATAAACTCGATGCATGGCTGTCCCGAAGAAGATTCTCAAGGTCGTGCAGGAGCGCGATAGTCATTGCTGGCATTGTGGCCGCGAAGATGACCTAGTGCCGCATCATCGGATTAATCGTGGAATGGGTGGATCCAAAAAGCTTGATATTGCGGAGAACTTGCTTATGGTGTGCGCTTTCTGGAACGGTGGGATGGAGAGCAATCCTAATGCGGGGGCTAAGGCTCGCGGCTGGGGTCATAAGCGCTCTGTTTGGGAGAGTTTAGAGTTTCCGGTTTTTGATTGCTTCGCATTTCGCTGGTATTTAATCCGGCTAGATGGTAGTAAGGTCATTGCAAATCTAGACAAGGTGGACAAGCGTGAGGATTGGATCTCTTTTTAGCGGATACGGCGGGCTGGATCTCGCTGTTGAAGAAGTACTTGGTGGGGAAGTCGCTTGGTTTTGCGAGTGGGATGAAGCCCCGGCGAAGATTTTAGAAAAAAGGTTTCCCGGGATTCCTAACTTCCGGGATGTGTCGAAAGTGGATTGGGCTTCTGTCCCGAAGGTAGATGTTCTCACTGGTGGTTTCCCCTGCCAAGATGTTTCCCTGGCGGGGGGTCGCGCTGGTTTGGCTGCCGGGACTCGCTCGGGGCTTTGGAGTGAGTTTGCGAAGGCTATAAGTGTTTTAGAACCTGAGTTAGTAATTATCGAAAATGTAAGGGGGTTGCTTAGTGCAAAAGCTGATAGCGATATGGAATGGTGTTCGTGGTGTATGGGAGAAACCGGGGGGGGGAAGCCTTCTTTGCGAGCACTTGGAGCTGTTCTCGGAGAGTTGGCCGGGCTCGGGTACGATGCAGAATGGGAAGGCTTACGCGCTTCCGATGCAGGAGCTCCCCACCAGCGGTTCCGGGTTTTCATTCTCGCCTATCGAAGAGAGTAATCTTCTCCGCACAGTTTCGGCTATCGAAGGCGAAGGCGGTGCAATGTCTGAAAAGAAGTCCCGGGAGCAGAGAAGGATGCTCCAGGTGCGGGACCAAATGGCGGAGCTCGCGGCCATGAACGGTTTGAAGGTTTCGAAGGCAATTAGCGATTCTTTGCTTCCTACTCCGAACACGATGGATCATTTGCCGGCGAGAGATGAGAGCAAAATTGACCGCTCGAAAGGCGGTTATTCGAATGTTCAGGAAACAGTTGTTCGCATGAACTTCGGGCGCTTCACCCCGGCAATAGAGCGGTGGGAAAAGGTTATTGACCGGAAAGCGCCGGATCCAACAAAACCGGATGGGAAAGAAGGGACACATCGGCTTTCTTCTAACTTCACCGAATGGATGATGGGGCTCCCTGATGGTTGGATTACAGATATTGGTTTGGATAGGAAAGAAGAGCTTAGGGCTTGCGGGAATGGCGTAGTTCCCCAGCAGGCCGCGCTAGCATTGCGGATACTTTTAGAAAGAAAGGAAAGTAAATGACCGATTCGATTAAGTTGGATCGCAAATTTGCGATTATCGATGACTGGATTTTAGATCTCAATATTTCAGACAGAGCAATAAGGCTTTACGCCATTCTGAGCCGCTACGCGGATAACGAAACCCATAAGGCCTATCCTTCGAGAGTTACGCTCTCTAAGCGGCTCCGGTGCTCTCCTTCTTCGGTAGATAGGGCGACCAGGGAGCTTATAGAAGCGGGTGCGCTCGATAAGAAACAGCGCCTAAATAGCTCCCTAATTTACACGCTTAGGGTGTTGTCACCAGTGACTAGGGGGGTAGTCACCGGTGCTAAGGGGGGGTCATCACCCATGACTAGGGGGGTAGTCACCAGTGACGACCTAACTAGAACCACAGAACTAGAACCAGTAGAACTAGAACCACAGAACTATATTCGAGAGCTTTTTTCTAAGTTCTATTCTTCCTACCCGAGAAGAGTTGGTAAGGAAGCGGCCAAGAAAGCTTTTATTAAAGCCTGCCAGAGAGCAGAGCCCGAAGTTATTGTTTCGGCTGCCGAGAACCTGGCTAAGGATCCAAACCTTCCAGAGAAGCAATTTATTCCGCACCCTTCTACTTGGCTAAATAGGGATGGTTGGGAAGATGAACCTTATCCGGCGAGTAATTCGCAAAAAACAAACTCTCAGCGTAATATTGAGAACCTTCGAGAGAAGATGAAGTTATTAGAAGAAGGTGGAGAATGAACAGGTTAGAAACAGAAATCCTTTTAACTTTCGTTAGCACGCTGGATCAGCGAATTGTTAGCGAAGATGTTGTGGATTCTTGGCATCGGATTCTTTCGCAGGTTTCACCGGCCGCCGCAAGGCGAGCAGTCGAGGACCATTTTGCTTTAAAACCAGATACTTATTTAAAGGTGGGTCATGTTTTGCAGGGGGCGAAGAGAGTTTCGGAGCGTAATGCGGAGCTTTCGAGTTCTGAAGCTCGGCAGCTAGAAGAAGCGAGCTGGAAGAGCGATCCACAGCCTCGCTGTAAGGAACATAAAGAGCTCATTACTAAGTGCCTTACTTGTATAAATGTTTTCACCTGGCAGGTGGAGAATATGGATAAAACTGCGCAAGATGCTTGGTGGGCTAATAATCTTTATATTCCAGAGGAAGAAGGAGTTTTCTAATGGATCCAAAAAGTGTTCGGGATGTTGTCCCCTACTTCGATGCAAACCTTCTCGGGATAGATATATTCGAACTCGAGAAGGAAAGGTTCTCTAGTAGGGAGCACAAAAAACTGATGGTGCAACACCAGCGGCGAGTGCAGCACTTCGAGCATCAAAAACATATTGCGGAGTTTTATAAATTTGTTGGCGCAGTTGGTGAAATTTGGGATGCTAGGGAAAAAGAGCGCAGAGATAAAATCCGAGCAACAAAGAGGGCAAAGAGATATGCTTTTTCCGATAAGCAAATGGAAATCGCTATGAGGAGCCTGGATGCGAAGGATCCAATGTGAGCGCTGTGGCATGGAGTGGACAGTTAACACAGTTCGCAGGAGCAAGATTCTTTGCGCTTCTTGTCGCGCCAGGAAGGTTCAAACAGTTCACACTAGCCAGGGGAAATGTTATCCCTGGCATGGAATGTTCGCGGCCGATGAAATTACTCCTATCGACTCAGATGGGAAACCGGTTCTTCCTGGTGTCAGGGGTTGCGGTAATAATGACTGCATTAATGCTTCACATATAATCGGACTAGAGAAAGGGTGAAGATGTCTGATATGAAGAACAGAGAGTTCGTGATTCGCGGAAAGGTTTTTTCCGGTAGCGAGCAAAACGCGAAACATTCGCTTTTCTGGGCTATTCGGAATAGCGAGTTCGATGGTGATATTTTTATTGACGAAATCAAACTAGAAGGGGAATCCGATGATAAAAAATGAAGCAAAGGTAACACTCACAGGGTGGCTTAATAATGTCGCCGATTTCGAATGGGGGAGAGCCCTCAAGCTCGGGATTGATGTTCGCAAACAGAACCATCAAGGCGAATGGGAAACAGTAGATAAAACTATTTACGATGTGACCACTAATGACCGCTCGCAGAACTTCGAGCATGTAAAACAAGTTGTTGTAACCGGAAGGATTACAGGAACTAATGTTTTCCAGAAGCGCGATGGATCCACAGGGTTTTCTATTAAAGTGCGGGCCGAAGAGATTTCGCCGGTTAGTGAAAAAACCAATGAAGCAGCCATTATGAACACTTGGCCGACAGCGCAAATTGGTCAAGCGCAACCGATAGAAGAAAGCGCACCCTTCTAATGGAAAGCTTCGGTAGAGTCTTAGCTTTTGCAATGGGAATTACCTTCTTCCTACTCGCATATCAAGCGGAAACTGTTACAGCAGTATTGGGATACATTTTTGGATCTCTTCTTGTTCTGGCGGTTCTAATGAGTTTTGCGAAGGTAAAGCGCTATCCTTCCGAGCATGGAGATAAGCTTTGATGTTCTTGGTCGCCCCGCACCGCAGGGATCCAAGAAAAGTATTGGAAATAATCGCTTTATAGAAGCTTCTAAGTTTCTGCCGGCCTGGAGAACCGCAGTTCATGTGGCCGCCGATTGGGCAGTAGCAGAACAGAACTGGGCTCGAGTTTCTGGGCCGGTAGAACTAGAAGTTATGTTTTACCTGGAGCGCCCTTCTTCGATATCTTCGAGCAAGCGCCCTTATCCGATAGTTCCCCCCGACATTGACAAACTTTTGCGCGGGGTGGGGGATGCTCTTTCCGGTGTTGTCTATGACGATGATGCACAAATCATTCGGATGCTGGCCTGGAAGCAGTACGCGGATAAGCGAGAACCTGGCGCTTTTATTCGCGTAGCCGAATTATCACAATTCGATAACTCAGAGTTTATGTCCCTTGATTTCTTGGATCTCTAGGTTATATTTGTGGCAACCTACGAAAGGAACCACAAATGCAGGAAATTATTTTCGAACCATATAAGAAGGCCGCCGAGCTGCTTAGCGATACTTCTTTAGTCTGGTCGCCAGATATCGAAGCTATTAGGGGGCCGCTCGCCTACTGCCTAAGAGAATGTGCGATCCAACAGAACCTTCATCCTTACATGCTAGAGATTGCTTACAAACTCATTAGCGAGGAGAAACAAATTGCTTGAGAATCTGGAACCGCCGAAAAAGAAAACTAATTGCAAAGTAAAGCAAATCCTGGATAGCCTAAGCGATTCCGATAGGGAGATTCTCCTTAAAGCTTTAGCCGATAGGGCAACATGGTCGGACATGAACCTTTCTATAGTCCTCAAGGAGCGCGGCCTAGATATTAGCCACGCCAGTATCCAGCGCCACCGACTCCACAAATGCACTCACGGCTAGGATAAAAAAATGTTAGAAAACCTAGAACCAGCTAAACCAGTGAAGCAGTCTAAGGAAGTTAAGCCAAGCCTGGAGTTCGATGGGACCGAAGGCGAAGCGGTAACACCAGGCTATACGGCAGAGCCGGAGAACTTCGATGAGTTCCTTCGAGATGCCGGTATGGATCCAACAGAAATAGATGTGATCCCGCCGGTTCGCACTTCTCGCTGGCAAAGGTGGGATGGGGAATGGCTTACTTCCTACCGGTTCACTTTTCGAAAGAAAACTTCCGGCATCGACCTTCCCTTACTAATCCAGGAAGCGCGGAAGAAATATAAACCGAAACCGGCAAAGGAACTCTCGGATAAAGCCTTAGTAGTTCTCTGGAGTGATTTACAGGTCGGCAAAGTGGACTATCGCGGCGGAACAAATGAACTTATCGAAAGGGTCGAGGAAACTAAGGCAGCGCTAACTAACCTGGTGAAGAAGGAAAAGCCAAGCAAACTTATCTTCGCAGACTTAGGCGATACGGTCGAGAACTTCTATAACGCTAACGCCCCACAACAGAACTACAGCAATGACTTATCCATTATGGAACAAGTCGATGTTGCTACTTCCCTGGCCTGGGAAACTCTTAAAGGCTTAGCGGAAAGAATCCCTGAAGTAACTTATGCTTCGGTTGGATCCAACCATTGCCAGTTCCGAATGAACGGCAAAACTATCGGCAAACCAACAGATGATTGGGGCGTATTTATCGGCCGCCAATTAGCTAGGTTAGCTAAGGAAACAGGTGCGAGCAACATTCGCTTCCTGGAACCGCAACCACAAGATGAATCCTTAGCTATCGATGTGTTCGAAGATGGCTTCCACATCCTCGGAATAGTACATGGGCACCAGGCGAGCAGGCCAGACACGATGGCGACCTGGTGGCGGCAACAGGCTTTCGGAAGGCAACCAGTAGCAGATGCTTCCCTTCTTGTTCATGGCCATTGGCATCATCTCCGAGTGACGGAGTTAGGCTCGGTCGATAGGGGCGACAAAGTTGCATCACGCTTCCTAGTAATGGCACCAACAATGGATAACGGCTCTAATTGGTTTCGAATGACTAGCGGAGAAGATAGCATCCCTGGGCTTGCTACTCTAATTCTCGAGAAGGGTAAAGACTTTACTGGAACGGTAACGAAACTATGAAGCAGGAAGAACCATCTTTTAACTTCGAGATTATGGAAGGGAAAAACTTTCCACCGGTCGAGATAAAGACAGCAAAGTTTCGGGGAGTAGCGCAGAACTTCTTTAACCTGCCTATCCAAGTCCTGTTGGATCTCAAGGCGGCACAACTCGAGCAAACAGGGGAAGAAATCCTTATCTTGTTCGATGCAGCAGCCCTATCCTTCTCAGATAAAGACTTCGAAAAACTCCAGGACTTATCCATAAAAGAGTTCCTAGAAGTAATCACTAAATGGATTTACTGGGACACACAACGGTAATGGCCTTCGCTAAACCATGCTTAAAGTGTGGGGCTTTAACAAGAGGGGGCTCCTACTGCGAACCACACAACCCTAGAGCGAGGGACACTGGTGCGCGCAGAGATAAAAAGAAAGCACTCTATGGGGGCGACTACTGGAAGCGAGCAAAGCTAGTAAGAGAAACCGCAACCCACTGCCACCTATGCGGAAAACAATTCGTTGAAGGCGACAGAGTAGAAGCCGACCATCTCATCGCAGGAGATCCACACTCCCCCCTCGCCCCCGCTCATCGCGAATGTAATAACAAGCGAGGGAACAAGCCCCTCACCTAATACCTGCCAGGGAGAGCCAGCCCCCCACATGGCATCAATCGGGGGTAGGGCAAATCCTAAACAAGCTTCCCATGCAAAC